CCATGTTTGATGATACTGTTTCTCATGGTTGTTTATGGTGTAGCACCAGTCAATGATTAAGCCGTTGATGTTTATTGAAAAAATCATTTATCTCTATCCTTGATGATTAATGCGACTCCGTAAAGACTTATAGCCATGAAAATTAGTATTGGTAATGTTTGTAGTTCCATTAGTTACTCCTTTGTGATGGTTTACCATTAGGAAAGGTAAGCGCCTCGCTGAACGCTTGCCAGTCCTCTGGTGTCATTATTTGCTCTACCTTGTGAATAGGCGTATTATCTTTTAGGCCGTACTTCTTGCGCAGCTGTCCTATGATGCTTTTGTGTGATTTGGTTTTTGATATACTCACGATTGCACCCCTTGGATTTCATTTACTGATCTGTTTTTTAGATGTGATGGCTTTTTTTCTAGCTTACAAATTTCATTCCAAATATAATCAATCTCATAATCTCTCTTGGCTGTAAGACTATCTAACCTTTTGTTATATTTTTCATAAACCTCATTGTATAGTTTGTGTAATCTTTCTAATTCTGTATTCATTACGCCACCTCTACTTGGTTATCTTGTAATTTGATTAGTTGAAGTCTTTTGGCATTAATAGATGCTATAAAATCTCTAGTTGTTAAACTGTTTGGGGAAGCATCCCATGATGTGCTATGCAACTTTTCTTTCATTGCATTAATTTCATTGCTTAGTTTTTGTATGTCTGTTGTCATGTTACCTCCTAAAGTATTTCGTTGACATACACATTGTCTCGCAAATCTACTTATATTACAAGTAGTTAACTAAAAAAACTTAGGGTTTTTATGAGGAATGTTGTATTATAGGGGTCTAAGGAGCATAAAAAAATTTCAAATATGGAGCAATTTTTGAGTAAAAACGACAATAAACCTATAAAAAAAGTAGGTAGAAAACGTATTGAATTAGATTTAGAGCAAGTAGAAAACCTAGCCTCTCGTGGTCTTGGTACTACTCAAATTGCCCGTGCTTTGGGTGTTTCCTGGAATACTATAGACCGCAATAGAAAGCGTTTAGGTGAATTTGAAGACGCTTTAAAAAGGGGGCAAGCGAAAGGTTTAGCCCAGGTAACTAATTCTCTTTTTACTTCGGCAACGGATGGCAACGTCACGGCACAAATATTCTACCTAAAGAACCAGGACCCAAAGACCTGGAAAGATCGAGTCGAGAACGTCCACGCTACTATTAATTTAAATGATGTTTTATCTGGTGCAAAAGATAGACTCGGCGACTCTATGGCGACTATTAATAAACCTAAAGTTATAAACGCTGTTAAATCAACGTCTACAGGCTCGGAACATCTGGTAAATAACCAAGACGATATAAAGAACGATGATAATAAGGGCGGTTAGCTAATTCACATAAAAGGCATTACTGCTAACAGTAAGGGTTCGCCCACAATCTGACAAATCATGCTCCGATTTTAAATGATTGACCCCCCCTTACATTTTTTCGCACGGGTATATTACGTGTAACTGTTGCGCTAATTTTTTTTAATTTTTTTTGAGTAGAATATGAAAGAGGTAATAACTGGAATGATAGAAATACTAACCATAGCTGGACTTGGTAATTTTTTATTATTTATAATTTTGGTAAATATATGAAATACGGTGCTGAAGCTGAACAACAACTAATGACCGAAGTTTGGTCACCTCAAGTTGCAGATGATCCATACAACTTTGTAATGTTCATCTTCCCCTGGGGACAGAAGGACACCCCCCTCGAAGACTTTACAGGCCCAAGAGAGTGGCAGAAAAAAATTTTAAAAGATTTATCAATTCACATACAACGAAATAAAGGCGTTCCAACACCAGAGATGTTTAGACTTGCTGTTGCTTCTGGTCGTGGAATAGGAAAGTCCGCCCTTGTCGCATGGTTAATACTATGGATGCTATCAACCAGACTAGGCTCAACCATCATCGTCACCGCCAACACCGAACAACAGCTTCGTTCAAGAACATGGGCTGAATTAGGTAAGTGGCTAACCCTAGCAATTAACAATCACTGGTTCTCTAAAACTGCTACCACCATAAAACCAGATGGTTGGTTTGAAGAAGCACTCAAAAGAGACTTAAAAATAGACACTGGCTACTATTACGCCCAAGCACAATTATGGAGCGAGGAAAACCCAGATGCGTTTGCAGGTATCCATTCATCTTACGGAGTATGTTTGATAATGGATGAAGCATCGGGTATTCCAGCTCCAATCTATTCTGTCTCCGAAGGTTTCTTCTCCGAACCTACAGAAAATCGTTTCTGGTTTACTTTTTCTAACCCTAGAAGAAACACAGGGCCCTTCTACGAGAGCTTTACATCTAAGCGGAAGTTCTGGAACTTAGAACAAATAGACTCACGCACAGTCGAAGGTACTGACCAAAAACTATTCCAAACCATGCTTGAGCAATACGGAGAAGATTCTACTGTTGCTAGAGTAGAAGTAAGAGGCGAGTTCCCTAACGCTGACGATGACTCAGTCATACCAATGGAACTGGCAAGAAATGCCGTAGACAGAGACGTGGCACTAACAACCAAAGCACCTATTGTTTGGGGATTGGACGTTGCACGTTTTGGTGGTGATAATTCTGCGCTATGTATAAGACAAGGTAATACTGTTCTTGAAATTAAGACTTTCAAATCAATGGATTTAATGCAATTATGCGGTGCAGTTAAAAATTTATATGACGACAGTACAGTCGTAGAACAACCACAAGAAATACTTATAGACGTAATTGGTCTTGGTAGTGGAGTTGTAGATAGACTAGCTGAACAAAATTTACCAGTAAGAGGAGTTAATGTTGCAGAAGCACCATCGACTAAGAAAAACTATTTAAACTTACGAGCTGAATTATGGTTTGCAATCAAGGATTGGTTGGTGCTGCGTAATTGCCGACTTCCTAATGATGATGAGCTTGTATCAGAATTGGCAGCACCTAGTTATAAATATACATCAACTGGAAAAATAAAAATAGAGTCAAAAGACGAAATGAAAAAAAGAGGTGTTAAGTCTCCCGATAAAGCTGACGCACTTGCACTAACCATGGCAAGTTCCGCTGCAAGTTTTAGTGGTGGCGAGAACTTTTTAGGGTATAATTTCAAGAAACCATTGACATCAAGAATAATCAGAGTGGGATAAATTTATGGAATACGACAAAGATCAAGCAATCGAAGAGTTACAAGTAGAAGATTCTTACAATGAAGAAGAACTACAAGGCGTACTTAAATCCGAAATGGATGACGCTAAAGACTTCATCGACCAAATAGACCAGGACAGAGCTGACGCTACTGATTATTACCTTGGTAATTCTCCAACAGCTCAAAGTTCTATGCAATCAGAATTTGTATCAACCGATGTTAGAGACAGCGTGTTATTCATGTTGCCTTCCATCATGCGTACATTTTTTGGTACAACTAAAATAGTAGAGTTTATACCTCACGGCCCAGAGGACATACAACTTGCCAAACAGCAAACAGATTACATTAACTATGTCATCCAACAAAAAAATCCAGGCTTCAAAGTTTTATACGATGCGTTCAAAGATGCACTCATTAGAAAAACTGGTTTTGTAAAAGCCTATTGGGATGACAGCATTACTGCATCAACTCACGAATACACAGACATTTCTCCAGAGGCTTATCAAGCTCTTACCCTTGACCCTAACGTAGAAGTCATTGAAGAAAAAATTGAAATGCAAAGCATGACAATTATGAATCCTGAAACTGGCGAAGAGATAACACAAGAAACTCCAGCTAGTTACGATGTCAAAATAAGAAGAGTTAAAGCTAAAGACCAAGTGGTAATCGAAGCAGTACCAACGGAAGAAATACTTATATCAAGACATGCAAGAGATTTAAACTCATCACCTTATGTTGCACACAGAATGGTTAAGACTGTAAGCGACTTGGTAGCTATGGGTTATGACAAAGAACAAATGGAAGAGTTCGCTGGTTCTGGAAGCGCAGTCGATGAAGACTCCTACGACTTAGAACAAGCAAGAAATCCATACGCAGATTTTACTGGTGTTGATAGAGCAGACAGTAATAGTAAAAGTGTTCTTTATATAGAACATTATGTTTTTTATGATTTAGATGGTGATGGTATAGATGAAAGGATTAGAGTATGCACTGTAGGGAATGGATTAAATATTGTTAATTCAACACCCTGGGATGATTTACCTATTACACTCTTCTGTCCCGATCCAGAGCCACATACCTCCATTGGCTCATGCCCCGCGGACTACTTGATGCCTATTCAAGCAGCTAAATCTCAGATAATGAGAGATACCCTTGATAGTCTAGGCCACGCCATCTTCCCGAGAATGGGTATAGTAGAAGGACAAGTCAACATTGACGATGTTCTTAATACTGACATAGGACAACCAATTAGAATGAGAGCGCCAGGAATGGTTCAGCCTTTCTCTGTTCCTTTCGTTGGTAAAGAAGCCTTCCCAGTATTGTCTTACCTAGACGAAGCAAAAGAAAATCGAACAGGCGTTTCTAAGGCTTCCGCTGGATTAAACGCTGAAGCATTACAATCTACAACTTCCGCAGCTGTATCGGCAACGATGTCTGGAGCTCAAGGAAGAGTAGAACTTATTTGTCGTCACTTTGCTGACGGTATGAAAGATTTATTTAAACTTGTAAACTCTCTTGTAATCAAACACCAAGAAGGCCAAGACATGATGAGACTGAACAACGAGTTTATTCCTGTCGATCCTAGATATTGGGATGCTGATAAAGACATGGTAATTAATGTTGGTATTTCTAAAAACTCTGACGAAGAAAAGTTCCAAGTCTTAACAGCACTATCACAAAAGCAAGAACAGATTATGCAAACATTAGGACCTAACAATCCTTTGGTTAATTTACAGCAGTATGCAAACACTCTAACTAAAATGATTGAGATGGCTGGATTTAAAGATGCAACAACATTTATAAATACAACTGTACCGCCTATGCCTCCGCAACCACAAGAACCAGCTAAACCTTCACCAGAAGAAATGTTGGCTCAAGCTGAAGCAATGAAAGCTCAAAACTTAGCACAAAAAGCAATCATTGATGCAGAGACAGATAGAATGAAAATTATTATGGATGACGATAGAAACCGTGATGAACATGAAGCTGATTTAAAACTGAAGATAGCTGAACTACAAGCTAAGTACGGTGCGCAAGTAAATGTTGCTGAAATAAATGCAATCATGGAAAGAGATAGAGAAGCGATTAGACAGGTAGCAAAAAACCAATCGCAAGGAATGTTTACCAATGGCAACAACCAACCAATCGGATAAGATTTACGACCTAGAATTTCTTGACGGAGATTTTATCTACTGCGGTAACGATATAAAAGCTAAGAGCTTGGAAGATGCTAAAAGAGTTGCTTTGGTGTTTTTACAAATACCTCACGACTCAGAGTTAATATCTTCTAAAGTAACTTTAATACATTAATTATGGCAATAACTTATAGAGGCGAAAGGTTCGCTGGTTATAATAAACCTAAACGTACACCAGGAAAGTCAAAGAAGTTTGCTGTCTTGGCAAAGGTTGGCGATAAAATAAAACTTATTCGTTTTGGCGACCCCAACATGACAATTAAAAAAGATCAACCAGCAAGACGTAAATCATTTAGAGCTAGGCATAAGTGCGACACTAATCCGCCTAGTAAATTAACCGCAAGATATTGGTCTTGCAAAAAATGGTAAGGAGATACTATGTCACTATATGAAAATATAAATAAAAGAAAAAAAGCTAAAACAAGTAGAACTAAAAAGAAATCTACTATTACTAAAAAAGCCTACGCAAATATGAAAGCTGGTTTTCCTAAGAAGAAGAAAAAATAATGAAAGGCGTTAAACATTACAAAAGAGATGGAACCGAACACAAAGGCAATACACACAAAATGCCTAACGGACATTTACATTCTAATAAAAATCACACCGCAACAAGTGTAAG